TGTGATTTCTTTGTAGCGGCTTCTTCATATTCAGTGTTTCCAGGCGCCAAGATTTATGATTATGTGTCCGATCAGATTATTCCACTAGTTGTAAAATCGGGTGCACGAATGATAGAACTGGATGTGTATGCTGATGAATCTGATAAACCGGTTGTTGGTTTGAAAAATCAGAACCTTGGAACAGATTACGCTTATAATACTGTCCCTTTTGAAGCTTGTTGTGTAGCTTTGGGCAATACTGCTTTCAACTCTGTCACTTCCCCCGTATCGTCTGATCCATTCATTTTAAGCTTGGTGTTTCATACGAACAAAACGACCGTTTTGAATGCATGTGCCGAAATACTCAAAACAACTTGCCGACCATATTTACTTGATACCGAATACAGTTATCAGCGCCGCAATTTGGTGGTAGAGCCAGTGTGCAATCTCCAGCGCAAACTTGTTATTGTTTCGGGTGGCGAAGTGAAAGGAACTCTCATGGAAGAGCTCATCAATATTTCTTGGGCTACATCTCATTTAAGGCGATTGACTTACACTCAAGCCTCGCAGCCTCATGATTCGGATGAATTAATTAACAATAACCGTAACCATATTACCATGGTTGTTCCCGATATTGGGGATGACTTGGTCAATTTTAATCCCCAAATCCTCTTTTCTTACGGATGCCAGTGGATTATGATGAATTATGGATCCGTCGATACAGCAATGGAAAACTATATTGGCGAGTTCCAGGAGAACAGTCTAGTCCTAAAACCAGCTCCACTACGACCTCTGCGTCCCAAAAAGTTCAAGAAACCCACTTTACCGGATCCTTCAGTTTCTTTTCAGCCCATGCGTAAAACGAGCCCGATCTATGATGTTGTAGTATAAAATCTATACCTTAAAACAAAATGGCAAACAAGTGGCTCATGCATGTCAAGCGCACAATGAAGACAATGAAGAGCCGCGGCACCTACAAGAAGGGCGATGGCCTAAAGAAGGTGATTCTAGAGGCTAAGAAGTCGTACAAGAAGCACAAGGGCGGTGATTCTCCCACTTCACCCACGGCTTCTCCGTCTACTTCCCCAGTAAGTCCCGCGGTAGCTGGACGCCGCCGTGGACGCAAAGGAGGAAAGACTCAGCGCCGTCGCAAGTAGGCATTTTCAGAAAAAAAGAGTGTAAGGAACATATAAAGACAAAATGGGTGGAGGATTGCTTCAATTAGTAGCCTACGGCGCCCAAGATGCATACCTTTCCGGGAATCCTCAGATTACCTTCTGGAAGGGTCTGTTCAAGCGCCACACCAACTTCGCGATGGAGCCTTTTCGCGTGAATTTTACTGGCCAGGCTGCTTGGGGTACTAAGCATTCAGCCGTTCTAGGTCGCCATGCCGATCTCCTATACACAACTTACCTAGAAGTTGTCATGCCCACTGGACTATTCAATAACGATCAGGGTCGTCTAGGTTACAATCTTATCAAGTATGTAGAACTCAACATTGGCGGACAGGCGATCGACCGTTTGTACGGTGAGTGGCTATATTTATGGGATGCTCTGTCCAGCGATCTAACTACTTCCAAGAAGCTTTGGAACATGGTTGGCGCTGGTCCTAATGTAACCGGTGCGGTTTCCCAGGCTTACACGAATGATATTAATGGCAACACGAATGTATTAAATACAACGGTAACACTTACGGATGGTTCTACCGTCTGCAACACCGGTGCTGGAAACTCGGGACACCAGTCACTACCCAATATTCTATACATCCCACTCACCTTCTTCTACACGCGCAACCCTGGTGCTGCCCTACCACTTATTGCCTTACAGTACCATGAGGTCAAGATTGATCTCCAGTGGAACTCGGTTGATTTTATTAAGGGAAACTTTACAAATAACTTTGCCGATGGTTCAAGCGGTGTCTCATTCCCTACCCAGCCAATTCAGGCTGCGATTTATGTAGATTACATTTACCTCGATACTGAGGAGCGCCGTCGTATGGCTCAGCAGTCCCACGAGTACCTCATTGAGCAGACGCAGTACAACGAGGATAAGGGTATTTCATCATACAATAACCGTATTGACTTAACATTCAATCACCCAGTCAAGGAGATTGTGTGGGTTGTACAGCCTTCAGAGTACACGAACTGCAAGCTTCCTCTGACAGGACAGAGCTCGCTCCGACGCTCGGCAACTCGTCTACAGCCATTCACATACGATGTCGATGCCGTTTTTGAGCAGCACCTACAAATTAACGGTCAGGACCGTCTATCCAAGCGCTATGGCGACTACTTCAACACAGTGCAGGCCTACCAGCACCACACTGGTCTTTGTGCTACCGTTCAGTCTTCGACGGGTCTACCAATTCACCAGTCCGGTATTTACTTGTACTCTTTTGCTCTGCGCCCCGAGGAGCACCAGCCATCAGGTACTTGCAACTTTTCACGCATTGATACGGCTACTATTGTAATGAGCATGAGCGGTAATGTAACTATGAATGAGGTCGTTGATAAGACATATGATGTACGCGTATACGCCGTCAACTACAACATTCTCCGCGTCATGTCCGGAATGGGTGGCCTAGCGTACTCCAACTAAACTTCAAGTACCCGACTCAAACTAAAGGATCTCTAATACATAGATAATGGAAGTCGACAAATTACTTGTCGTCGCCCATCCCGATGACGAAGTTCTTTGGGGTGGATTTAATTTAATGTTACAAACAGGATGGTTTGTGGTTTGTTCGACCAACATAAACAATCCCGTACGTTCTCGCGAATTTTTCAGAACTATGTCTTATGCTGCCGTGACAAAGTTTGTGATGTTTGATGTAGAAGATAAATATGTAGAAGAAGACGAGGAAGCCGATGCACTCTATGACGGTTCAGTCTTTGAAAAAGCGCTTGATGAACTTACAAAAAAGGAATGGAAGTTAGTTTTGACGCATAATGCTTCAGGAGAATACGGACACGCTCATCATCGTAAGGTTCACCGCATGGTGAAAGAGCGATTTCCAGAATCTAAGTTTTTTACTGGAGGACATACTTTGAGTGCTTCTGAACTTTCTGAAAAGAAGGAACAGTTGCAGTTCTATAAAGCGACTCAGGATATCTGCAATAAGATCTATAAAAATAAAGGATCATCGTTACGGAAACTTGAGCGCGAACACTACTTCCATGAGAAACCCTATCTCAAATACCATAAGGTTATAACTCCGGTAATTCACCAGATTTGGTTTGGGACTCCATTAGCGAAAACGAGTGTGCGATACAATTTGATGGCTGGAGTCAAAAAAGTAGCCGAAGAGAACGGGTTCGCATATAAATTATGGACGAACACAGAACTGACGCTCGAAAACTTTCCATTAACTTGGTACTATATGAAAACTGCCATTGAAACTGGTGAGGATATCGGTCAGTCTAGATTCGCACAAGTTGCTGATCTAGCGCGATACGAGATTTTACACCGATTTGGCGGAGTGTATATGGATTCCCTCTTTGAAATTGGATCTGAGTTTTGTGCGCATATCAAGAAACATTCGAACTTTGATTTGATTGTTGCAAACGAAGATCCGTGCGAACTAAAATGCAAATCTGAAGTTGGAAAATATATGTCCAATGGATTTTTTGCATGTATTCCCGGATGTATTGTTCTCAAGCGGTTACTTCACACTGCTACTTTAGAAGACATAGATTTTGAAGATGTGCATATTAACCAAACGACCGGACCATACTTTTTCCGGCGCGGAATCAAGCCCCGCGATAATGTACATGTGATCCCAACTTCTAAAGTTTACCCATTTATGGTCAATGATTCAGAGTACCGTAAGGGTACGCCAAATCAGTGCATTACTAGAGATGAAAAATTATTACATAATTGTTTGAAAGAGAAGTATTCCGATTCATTAGCAGTCTATCATTCAGGATTTGGAGGGTCCTGGAGCTGGTAGAGACTTCAGCTTTTCAAGGTAAAGAATAGCATCCATCAACTCTTCCTGTGCATGCTGAACCCAATCTAAAAATCCCAAATCTGTTCGATCTAGAGTTGTTCCATACTTAGCTTTTCCAAAATCTGCCCGTCTTTTAAATGCATCTATGACACTTGTAACTACAGAGTCATACTTGGATTTGGATTCTAATTGCTTCATGATTTCATTCGCAGTATTTTTACAACACTCGGCATCCATTGACATTTTAAGTACTTAGAGTTGAATGTTAAAGTTATTCCATGAGAATATCTGCCATATTCACGACATCATCTTTGGCCTGTTCCTGCTCAATAAGAAGGTTGACGGCATTACGCTCAGCCTCAAATACCGAATGATCTTCTTCCGTTCCTTCTGGAAGTTTAGTCTCATCCACAAGAATATCTACAAAACCAGTTCCACATGGAGGCTTTTGCCCGAACATGATGTTCGCAGAAACACCTTTCATATTATCAAACTCTCCCGCCAAAGCGGCATTGAATAGAATCTTGGATGTCTCCTCGAACGATGACTTGGCAAGTACGCCATTCTCGACATTCTTGTTCATTCCGAAGCGATCGACCTGTAGAATGAACCCAGGATAAGTCATGGCATCTACAAGCATCATAAGATGGTGGTAATCTACGCCATCCGCATCTACGAAGACATTCACAAACTCTTCATATAGCGCGACCCTTACAGTTTCAATTCCAAACACATCTAAGATCTCATGGATGCTGTCTGAGAATGTGCGGAATGGGTCTACATTCGGAAGGACCGAAAGATCCAAAAGGTTTGTGCCTTCAACATCGAGGACATACTGTTTCGTCGCAATGTATGATCCAGTCTTTTCATCCCACAGAAGTTGATTCGTTACTTCACGAGGAAACACTCGTCCAATTCCGTCTACTCCTGTGAGAACTGTATCTAGAAGCTTGTCTTCGATAAAACGCAAAGAGAGAGCGTTCTTTACCGTGTCTGCGCCAAACACAATTCGCATAACAAGCTTATCGGGGGCATTCGTGTCGGAATGAATACAGTCAAATACCTTCAGAATCTTATTGTTCTCGATCTTTGTCCTAATGAGTGGAAGATCAACGACATGCCGAGCAGCCATTTCCTGCCGGTCAAGTTCCAAACGCATAATCCAAGGAGATGCACACTGTCCTTGTGTTACTGAGAACTTCTCATACGATGTAAGAATATCACGATCTTCCTGGATGAGTGAATTAGAGGATAGTGGGTTGGGATCGTAGTAAATGCGCACAGATCGAGTGATATCACGAAGAGTTGTCTTCTGAATCTCTTTGGCCTTGTAAATAGCTGAATCTTGTGATCCAGCAATGGACGGGTCCAAATAAATCGTATTAGAAGGATTTTTGGGATTATGTGATACCGATAGAAGTTCAACAATACGAGGTACACCCTTAGTAGCGTTCGCCTTAGCAGTTCCAGCCGAGTGGAAAGTGTTCAGTGTTAACTGAGTCGTGGGCTCACCAATGGACTGAGCGCCTAGCGTTCCTACCATCTCGCCAGCGTGAACGACTGACTTTGTGTACTTGAATGCAATCTCCTTGAGCATTTCATCGAATAGTTCACGAGTGAGACGGAGACCAATAATAACCTTCTTTGGCGAAAGGTAGAACCGTAGTAGAATATGAAAGAGTTTATTGTGACGAATCGTTCGGCTCTCGCATAGTTTTGCAATTTCGTCCACAACATACCGAGGAGTCAAATCGGTCTTCACCGAGAAAGTGTTGCGATACTTTTCGGCGATTCGCTTGAAATTGACTGGGCTTGATACTTTCTCGCTCTTCGAGTATCGCAGAACATGTCGGACGAATACATCGCGATCCTTGAGGATTTGCTCGACATTATCGGGAATATCATCGGTGGACTGATAGAGAATGTTTGAAAGATCTCCCGGAGCAAGAGCAAAGTCGCGGTAAATCTCTTCCATCGTCATCAATCCAAGAAGGCATTCTACACGCTCAACACATACGGAATCAATCCCATCTCCGCCATAATGGAACTGGATCACACCACCATTCACATTACGAACCGTGCCATCATACTCTACATGAAGATCCTCCATCGTCTTTACGAGCTTACGCTGAATGTAACCCGAATCGCTCGTCTTAACAGCAGTATCAATCAGACCTTCGCGACCACCCATAGCGTGAAAGAAGAACTCGGCTGGACGAATGCCATTGATAAAACTGTTCTCTACGAATCCACGAGATTCCATACTGTCATCGAAACGGCTGAAGTGAGGAAGTGTGCGATCCTGTAGGGTATACTGAATACGCCGACCAGCTACAAACTGCTGACCCAAAAGCGCCATCATCTGCGTAATATTCAGGTCACCACCCTTAGCACCGGACTTTACCATCTGTACCATTCGGTTATCTTTGGACAAACTGTTATTGACATTCTCGCTAATTTGACTGTTGATATCTTTTAGAGCAGACATAATCTTATTTTCAAGTTCTTCGCCATCAGGACGACCTGAAATATTCGTGAAAGTTCCAGCATGAACGGACGACATGATATCTGCAATCTTCTTCTTTCCGTCGGCAATTGTCTTCTTAATGAAATCATCGGCTTCAATATTGGCAATCAGATCAGAAGCTCCGACTGAGAACCCGGAGAACAGATTGTACTTAGTGACAATATTTTGGACATCATTAATGAACTGGGCTGCACGCTGAGGACCGAAATCGTTGTAAATTACATGAATGGCGCCTTGAGACGCAGCTCCAAATGCACCCTTGGTGAGAACTCCTGATTTCAGTGACCCATTCTCTACCTTGATGCCTGAATTGATATTCATCAGTGGGAAGGCAGTTGAAATAATCTCCTTACCGGTTAGTACTCGATTTTGGCGATGGTAACCTGCAAGTGGCTTCTTCATACGACTCATGATATTCATTGCAATGTGCTCCGGGACACGAACTGAATCCTGAGAAATACGGAATGAGCCGGTCATCGTATCCTGGAAGATCTGAATAATCGGTGACGCCAGACGAGGAGAAATGATTTGGCGAAGAACGGATGCTAGATACTTGAGTTCAGATGCAGCCGCAATACTTTGTGGCACATGCATGTTCATTTCATCGCCATCAAAATCAGCATTGTATGGGCGAGTAGCGGACACATTCAGTCGGAAGGTAGAGTATGGAAGGACACGAATACGGTGGCATTCCATCGAACCCTTATGAAGACTCGGCTGGCGATTAAACAGGACTACATCCCCATCGATGAGGTGGCGATGTACGATGTCGCCCTCCTTTACATCAATTGTTTCGGGATTCACGAACTTCAAACTGAATGGCTGATTCTCCTCTTTTAGAAATACCGATTTGGCTCCCGGATACTTTCC